TGGCGTGATGCCATCCGTACTAAAGCCACGGCGATGGAAAGTGCGATAGATGGCGCTGCTGACACTGCGGCTGTCGCAGCATTGTTCTTGTCTTGGGATGTAGATGGTAACAAATCTGGCATACTTTATGACTGGCCTATACTGGGAAGCTAGATGCCTTTAAAGAAGATACAGTTCCGACCTGGAGTTAATCGTGAGACTACGTCCTACGGTGACGAGAACGGCTGGTTTAACTCTGATTTAATACGGTTTCGTAAGGGTCGCCCTGAGAAGATGGGCGGCTGGGAGCGTCTGAGCAGCAACACCATAGACGGCACAGGTCGTTCCTTGCACGTTTGGGCAGCGCTCGACGGATCCAAGTTCATGGGCCTTGGTACGGAAACCAAGTTCTATATTGAAGAGGGCGGCGGTTACAACGACATCACTCCAATACGAGTTACGGCTACGCTTGGGTCCAACCCATTAAAAACGGGGACCGCAAGTTCTGCCGTAGTTACCGTAACAGCGGTAGCGCATGGTGCCGTAACAGGAGACTTCGTCACCTTTAGCGGTGCGACAACCACAGATGGCATAACCGCCGCGCAATTGAATACCGAACACCAAGTCACCGTCATTGATTCTAACAGCTATACAATTAATACCGCTGGAGCTTGTTCTTCCGGAGGCACGGCGGGAGGCGGATCTGCTGTTATCGCTAACTACCAGATCAACACAGGTCTTAATACGGTTATAAGCGGAACAGGATTTGGAGCAGGGCTTTGGAGTGGTTTAAGCACTGGTTACTCTCAGACAACACTTAATGACAGCGGCGGCATAGACGCCAGCGTCACGTCTTTTACACTGACAAGTGGCGCTGCTTTTGAAACCGCCGCGACCACTACTAGTGCGAACTTAACGATTATAAGCTCTTCTATTCCGGTAGCGGACTCCAGTGATTTTCCTGCCAAGGGTACAATCCTGTTGGGAAGTGAGAAGATACGTTACGGGACTAATGTAAGTAACGTGTTTGGTGATTTGACCCGCGCCGACGATGGAACCACTGCGGCAACGTCTTCTAGCGGAGATGCGGTTGTCTTTGTTGGATTAATGCTGATGGAAAGCGAATTGATTCAATACACGGGGAAATCCACGCATGTTATTAACGCGGGCGTTGTTCGAGGCGTTCGCGGAACAACGGCGGCGGCACATGCCGATGGCGTAGACGTTAAGGAAGCAAACGATTTTGTAGGGTGGGGTGAATCCTCAAGCACGTCAGCGCAAACAGGATCTAACATACGTCTGTATAGTCAGGACAACTGGGGTGAGGATTTACTCCTGAATGTTTATGATGGAACCCCGTACTACTGGGACAAAACACTGGGCCTTGGTTCACGGGCCACGGACCTTGCCTCACAATCAGGTGCTTCTGGTGCGCCGACGATAACGCGCCGGATCATGGTATCTGGTGCGGACAGGCATGTTGTCTGTTTCGGCTGTAACCCTTTAGATGAGTCTGCCCAAGACTTGTTAATGGTACGCTGGTCTGACCAAGAAGACCCTGCTGATTGGACTCCTACCGCGACGAATACGGCGGGCTCTCAGCGCATATCCTCTGGTTCAGAAATCATATCGGCTCAGAAGACTCGTCAGGAAATGCTTATTTGGACGGATACGGCACTCCACGCTATGCGGTTTACGGGGCCTCCGTTTACGTTTGGTTTCAGTATGCTGGCGAACAACGTGTCTATCATTGGGCCGAACGCTGTCACCACGGTAGGCGACAAGGTTTTCTGGATGGACCGTGAGAACTTCTACGTTTACACGGGTCGTGTTCAGGTTATCCCGTGTACTCTTCTCCGGTATGTGTTTGACGACATTAACCTGGAGCAGAGTTTCAAGTGCTTTGCTGCCTCCAACAAGATGTTTGACGAGGTGTTTTGGTTCTACCCTACGGCTGATTCCACTGAGATAGATAGTTACGTCAAGTTTAACTTTACAGAGAACACTTGGGATCTGGGAACGTTGTCGAGAACTGCTTGGGTCGATTACGGCATTCACGACAACCCAAGAGCCTCCGGTATCGCCAGCGGTACAAACTTTGTCTATGTCCACGAAACTGGTGACGACAATGACGGATCACCTATGACTTCATTTATTGAGTCGGCTGACTTTGATATTGGGGACGGAGAACAGTTTATGTTTGTAAGCCGCTTGGTCCCAGACATCGACATTACGAGCAGTGACGCAGAGGCTTCGGTTAATTACATATTGAAGACCCGAAACTATCCAGGTGACAGCTTGGCCACCAATTCTACGAACGCCGTAAAGGCAACTACGCAGCAGGCGTTCCTCCGGAGCCGGTCGCGGCAGATCGCGCTTAGAGTTGAGAGTTCTACAACAGATATAACGTGGACGATGGGCGATCTACGCCTTGATTTTCGTCCTGACGGTAGGCGCTAATGTCTAGCTTGCTTGACCATAGTATGCCGATGGCTCCAGATGAGTACGATGCGGATACGTTTGTCCGCATTTTACGTGATCTTGAGATGGCTCTTACGAAGATAGACTTTCCGGCTGTGGTCAGCGGGGAAGATGACACCAACGGTTTGAACTGGTTTATGGACTGATGGCCTCTGCATACAAAAACATAGTGACGACGGTTGGATCCACGGGTGACGTTGTCGTTTACACCTGTCCGGCGGCAACGGCGGCGCTTATCAAGAACATTAATCTATATAATAGCCATACCGGGTCGATAGTGGTATTATGCAAGATAACCGATAGCTCCGCTTCGGCAACGGTGATTTTGCAGAAGATAACATTAGCCACGCTAGGCTCTACTTCTGCTACCGCAGACGTGTCATTTACTGGGCCTTTCGTCTTAGAGACGGGCGACACGCTTATATTTAACTGCGCTACCGCAGCGAAGATTCAGGTCTTCGCTAATGTTCTGGAGCTTTCGTGATGATCAACCCTTCCCCTAAATATTCTGGCGAACCTTCCACCCAAGCTTTGGCAAGTGGTCTTGCTACACTTGGTCGTTACGGCGACAATTACATGGTTCACGCCGCAGAAGGGGAGACGATGATCCCCAAGGAGATTTTTGACGAAAACCCAGGCCTGAAACAGGATTTGTTCCGTCAGATGACGATGATGGGGATTAAGGACCCTAATCGTTACGTAGTGGGCAACGCACTCAATTCTATAAACCCGATTACTGGTCAGCCTGAGTTTTTCTTTAAGAAGATATTCAGGGCGATTAAAAAGATTGTTAAGAAAGCTGCGCCAATAATTGCTCCGATTATTGGCAACTTAATTGCACCGGGTATTGGCGGCATCATTGCATCTGGGCTCGTTACCAAACTTCAAGGCGGATCATGGGGCGATGCACTTAAATCGGCGGCTCTTAGTTACGGCGCTAGTGCGCTTACTTCTGGCATAGGTGGTGCGTTGAGCAAAACAGGCACCTTTATGGGGGGTCTTTCCGAGGGTCTTAGCGAACCCTTTAGCGCAGCCGGCAATTTGTTCTCTTCCGGAGCCCAGAACCCTCTTGCTCAAGGCATCATTGGTCCTCGAGGGTTGGGAACGTCTGGTATCTTTAGTAGCTTGGCTGGAACTAAGGCGAATCCTTCGGGTTTCGCCCAAGGTGATATTGGGTTGTTCCCCAGCTATCAATCTACGAGCGCACTACAAGGACAAGGAATTGATTCTGTCACGGGTCAATATAACTACCTCAAAGATTCAAGCGCAAGCGGCTTTGATCCGTTGCGTGCTGGAGATACTCAGAACTTCCGGAGAGTTTCTGGGACTGAAGCTCAAAAAGGCGTAAAATATTCAAGTGGACGAATAGAATTAATGCCCGAAAGCCAAGTAGCACAATTACGAAGTGTAGGAGCCTTAGATAGTCAAGGATCGCTGACGCCAAAAGGCGAAAAGTTTATGACTCAATACAAAGCCCGTTTAGCCTCTGGAGGTGGTTCTGGCGGCACACCTAACACAAACACTTTTAGGAAAGAAGTTATAGACGGCACTCCTGTTATTGTAGGTCCGGACGGTACATTTAAAGTTCTTAAAGAAGCTGCCAAAGCTCCGCCCGAACTGTTTGGCTCTGAACTCGCCGCTAAGATAGCCACTCAAGGGGCTGTCCCCGCTGCCATTGCTCTCGCTACCTACGCACTTACTCCAGAAGAAAAATCCGTTGAGGAGTATTTGAAGGCAAACCCAATGGATCCTCAGCGTTCGGCTTACGATAAGTGGTCTGGAATAGAAGATAAAAGTTCGGCGGAAGCTCAGGCCTTGAAAAACCAATGGTATGGTCAGTCTCAGTATTCAGCGGCACAACTTAAAAGCAGTTTCGGAGCGAATCCGATATCCGGAATTACCTCACCAAGCTCTGGCGCA